CAGGTCAAGGTCGTTCCGTCCGGCGAGATCGTCGCGCCGTCGGGAAAGGCGGCGACCGCATCGACGACGCCGGCCTTGAGAAGCTGGAAGATCGCCATCTTTGTTCAGCCCATGATCGTGGTGACGATGACGCGGCCGTTGGCGCCGTTGCCGCCGGGCGTGCAGGGGGCGGGGCTCGGCGAACTCGCGCCCGCGCCGCCGCCGCCGCCCGGCGCGGAGCCGTTGGCGCCGGGGCTGCCCGCCGCGCCGCCGTTGCCGCCGAAGATCGACGTGCCCGGCGTGCCCGCCGAGCCGTTCCAGCCCGCGCCCGCCGCGCCGCCGTAGAACGCGCTGCCGCCCGAGGGCGGAAAGCCGGGGATCAACGCCGCGCCGCCGCCGCCGACATAGTCGGGCACGAAATTCGGCATGGCGTGCAAGCCGGTCGAGAGCGAGGATTGCAGCACCGACAGCGCGCCCGGCGTCGTGAACTTGTTGCCGTAGAGGCCGTAGAGAAAATAGGACGCGCCGCCGGCCGTCGCCGCGTTGACGGTCCCGCTCGTGTTGTTGCTGCCCACGCCCCCCGCGCCGACAACGACGGACGCGCTGGACGGCAATTGGCCGAGGTAGAACTCGAAGCGGTCGTAGGCGCCGCCGCAGCCGCCGTTGCCGCCGACGCCGCCGCCGCCGCCGCCCCAGAGTTCGACCGTCACGCGCGCCGCGTCGGCGAAGCCGGCCGGCCGGTTCCAGGTGCCCGAGAGATCGAACTGCTGGATGTCGATCGCCGACAATTGCGAGATCAGCCAGCCGGGCGCGGGCGTGATGAGCACCCAGGCCGCCCCGTCCCACATCAGCACCACGCGCTGGTTGTAGGCGATCTCGCCGCCGCTCAGCGCGCTGCCGTCGATATGGGTGATCGGCTGCGCGCCCAGCCCCGCCCAATTGAAGGTCGCCGCGCCGGTGTTGGCGGCCGAGGCCTTGCCGCGGATCAGCGTGCCGACCTGCACGCCGAGCGGCGCGTTCGGAGCGGTCCCCGTCAGCGCGTTGGCGGTCCCGCCGAACGTCCCCGCCCAATTGGCCGCGCCGGACTGCATCGCCCAGGACAGCATGTTGTCGTAATTGTTGGCGAGCGGCACGCTCGATTTGCGCATCGAGACGCGCAATTGCTGCAATTGCCAGTTCAGCCACTTCGCGACGATCGGCGTCGGCGTCCCCGCCGTCGCGTCGCCGCCGACGCAGTCCTGGAACCACGTGTCGCCGGCGACGGGCGCGACGACGTCCGTGGTCGTGGAAAGCGTGTTGATCGCCCCGGCGTCGCCGGGGCCTATCAAATCAACCATGTCGGGGGCTCACGGATAGACGTAGCGGTAAAAGATCGTCACATGCGCATGCACGATGCGCTGAAACAGGCAGTTAAACGGGTTCGATTCGTCGCCGCAGTCGATATGCTGGCCGGCGTAGTAGCAGCCGGCGAGACGCTGGCTCTGCGCATGGCCGTCCGAGACCGGCGGCGCGGTCAGATGCACGGTGATCAGCACGCTGGAGGGCTGCGGGCCCGGGGCGCAATCGATGTGCAGGCCGAGCAGCGCGGCGAGCGCGACCAGATTGGCGCAGGTCGGGCCGCCGCTGGCGAGGATCTTGCTGCAAGGATCGGGGAACGGATCGCAGGGGTCCGGCAGGCCGTATTCCGCCAGCCACCAATCCTTCGTCACGTTCGCCGAGAAGCACCAGAATTCCGGCAACAGCGCGCAGATCGCGGCGTGATAGGCCGCCATGAGGATCGCGACGAAATACCAGAAGCCGTAGATGATCCCGCCCGGCAGCCGCCCCTTGCCGCCCTCGCCCCAAGCGCGCCCGCGCGGCAGCATCATCAGATATTGCGGAATGAGCTGATCCGCCGTCGGGCAGAAATCCAGCGGGGGCGAAGCGGTGCAGGACATCTCAGGCGATCGTCAACCGGAAATAATCGCCGACGGGCGTGAGCTTGTAAGGCGTGAGGATCCTCACGTCGCAGTTCAGCACAGGCGTCCCGTCCGCATGCAGCACGGAACCCTTGCGCGGCCTGGCGGCGCGTTCGGACGCGCGCAGGCAAGCCGCGATCGCGCCGCGAGACGCCGCGGCGAGGAAAGACGGTTTCATGGTCGAAGTCCTCAGCTAAACGTCACGCTGCCCAGCACCGGCATATAGCCGGCGGGGATGGCCTGATCGGTCGCGGTCACATCGGCCGACAGCACGCCGGCTGCGTTGGCGACCGCCTGCTGCACCCACAGGCCGGCGAAGGTCAGGGGCGAAGCGAGGTAATCCATGCCGGCGACCGCAGAATCCGCGCCCGACACGCGGCCGAGCCGGCGGAACGCGTCGGCGAGTTCGGCCTGCACCGCCGCCTGAACGGCCGCCGTGTTCGGCGAAAGGTTCGAGATCGGCACGTTGATCGCCGAGGGCGTCGGCGCGGCCGTCGTCAGCAGGCAGCCCGCCGGCGTCAGCGGCTGCAACAGATTGTCGACCAAGGTCACATGCGCGCCGTCGGGGATGCCGCCGGCCGAGGCGAAGAGATCGTCGAACAGCGGGAACACGCGCACCGTGCCGGGGCCCGCCCAGCGCCGCTCGACGAACACGCGCGTCACGCCGGCGACGCCGAGCGCCCAGGTCACATAATCCGAGGGCGCGCCGCCCTGCGCGGGGTTCGCCTTGCGAAACAGGATGCGGCCGCGAAAGGTCGAGAGGTCGCGCGTCTGCGGCAGACCGTCCGGCTCGATATCCGCGCCGCCGGCGAGGCCGTTGCCGTCCACGGCGGCCGTCGCCGTCGCCGCGCCCGCGCCGGTGACGCCGGAGCCGATCGTCATCGGCGCGCCCGATTGCGTGTTCGAGGCCGCGCCGGCCGGGCCGACGACGGAAATCGTCAGCGTCCCCGCGCTCGCGGCATAGCCGCCGGAACTCGCGACGAAGACGAGGTTGTCGCCGCGCAGGAAGGTCGCGCCGCTCGCGACCGTCGTCGCGTCGGTGACGGTGACGACGATGTTGCCGCTAGCCGCAGAGGCGTCCTTGCGCTTGAGGCCGAGTTCCGCGCCGTGATTGTCGAGATAGGTCCCCTCGGCGAACAGCGCGAAGGTCTGGCGGCCGACGAAATCGAGCCGTTGATAGGCGGACCACAGCGCGCCGGCCATGACCTTGGCGCTGGGATAGGTGTTGTTGCGCGCGAGCCAGGCGTTGGTGCCCGGCAACGCCGCCTGCATCGCCGCGCGCGCATTTTGTGTCAGCGTCGGCAGGTCCGGCAGGTTGAAGATGTTCATGTGAGCTGCTGCGCCCAGATGTCGTCGAAGCGCCGGTCGTAGACTTTGGCGCCGTCGCGCCCGTAGATTTGCACGGCGAGATAGAGCCGGCCGGGCGAGGGCAGTTCCGTCTGCACGTCGACGCGCGCGACTTCCCTTCCGTCGATCATCGGCTGAAGCGCCTCCAGCGCGAACAATTGCGCCCATTGCGCATTGGCGGGCGTCGCGGTCGCGCGCGCCAGCAACCACAGCAGCGAACCCATCGGCGTCTCGCCGAGATCGGCGCGCAGATCGACGCCATCGCCCCACCAGCCGCGATTGTCGCCGTCCTCGATCAACCACGCGAGCGGATGATCGTCGGGGCAGCGCAGGTCCGTGAACAGCGACAGGATCACCGCCGTCTCGATCGCGTGCTGCGCCTGCAAGCCGCCGACGTTCTGCGTCTCGGAGCGCGCGGCATAGGCCCAGTCGGCGGTCCCCGTCGTCGGGTCCCACACGCTGTCCCAGGTCAGCACCGGCTGCGGCGCGCAACCGTCGTTGGAGCGCAGTTGAAAGGCGAGCGTCGTCATTCGCAAAATGTCTTGGTCGCGCCGCCGATGATGGTCGCGCCGCAGGCCGCGACGCTGGTGGTGCGCGCCACAAGCTCGCCCTCGCAGGTGAAGCGCGGCGAGCCGGTCACGATCGGGTTCGCCCCATGCAGCGGGCAGTCGAGGATGTCGCCGACGCGCGCGACCAGCGCGCCCTCGACCGTCGTGCGCGCGGCCGAGGAGACGATCGCGCCGCCGTGGTCGGACGTGTCGCCGAGACGCGCCACCGCATTAGCCATTGATGTCGACCTTGCCGTTGAGGTTGATGTTCGGCGCGCTGATCGTCACGGTGTTGCCGTTCAGGGTGATCGTCACGTTGTCGCCGACCTTGAGGAGGATGCGGGTGTTGTGAAAGGCGCGGATCGTGTCGCCGTCGATATGCACGTGGTTGCCGGCCTGGTCGTAGATGCGCGCCGCGCCGGATTTGAGGTTGCGCGGCCGGTATTTCGGATGTTCCGGGTTGAGCGCATGCACGCGGTCCGCGCCGCCGCCCATGTGGATCGCGACGCCCTCCGACCCCGCCGGCGGCACGCTGGTGAAGCCGAACGGCTGCGAGCGCACCGTCTCGTCGAAACGCTGGCCGTTGAGGCCGGTCATGGCGATCTTCTGCTGCGGCCCGCTGTCGTCGACCTGAGTGACGGACGCGCGCGTGTGATGGCCCGGCCCGGAATTGCGATGGCTGTTGCTCATTGCCCCGCCGAATTGTCGAGGCCCCATTCCGAGCCGGATTTGTTGACGCCGCCGCCCTGGCCGCCATGCGCGCGCGGATCGACGAGGCTCAACGTGCAGCGCGAGCCGCCGCCTTCCTTGCCATTCTGTTCGTAATCGGCGGCCTCGATCAGCATGTATTGCGACAACGCGAGGCTTGGCGAGATCACGAACACCTTGTTGCCGGGCGTCCACAGCAGGCCGCTGTCGTCGCGCCAGCCCTTGACGATGACGGTTGCGCGCGCGCCCTCGCCCTGCTCCTTGTCGCGGCGGCGCTCGGCGCGGCGCGTCAGCTTGGTCTTGTTCGTGCCGCGGTCGTGATGCTCGTGCAGCGGACGATAGCGCGCGACCGTGTCGTTGCTGGCCTTGCCGACGATGGCGAGCGCGGCCGCGCCGTTGCCGGAATAATTCTGGCCGTGCGCGTTGATCTTAGAATGCTGCGCGCTGTCGTCGAAGTCGGCTTCCGCCGAAATATGCATGTTCTGCCCTTCGACCAGCGGCGAGCCCTGCGGCTGCGCGGTCGCGCCGGCGCGGGTGATCTTGACCGAGCCGTCCGCCTGGCCCGCCAAGGTTGCGTTTTCGTCCTCGGCGAGCGGCGCGAGCGCGGCGAACAACGTGTGCCCGACGTTCGGCCGCCAACGATCAAAACCGTCGGGCTGAAAATCCGCGCTGAAGCCGATCCCGAACACGTCCTGATCCTGCGCGACCTTCAGCACGTCGGATTTCACATAGTCGGGCTTCGTATGATCGACGCTGGAGTCGATGGCGTCCGCGCCCTTGGCGCGCGCGGAGATGGTGACGCGCAAACTGTCATTTTGCAGATGGATATGCCGGCGCTCGACGAAGCCGGTGAACACCAGCTTTGCGCCGCCGCCCCCCTTGGCGTCCGCGCCCGGCGCAGCCGTCACCTTCAGTTGCGGCTGGCCGGAGAACAGCGCCGGCCAGATCGGCGCGCCGGGCTGGTCGGGAAAGGTCAGCGAGCATTCGCGCGCCGCCTCTTTCACGCTCGCGCGCACGTTGACGCTGTCCCAGGCCGTGAAGGGCGCGCCGCCGACGCTGACGCTGACGATTTCGAGCGTCATGCCGCCATCGCCTCGAACGTCGTCTGCACGAATTCCGCGACGCGCACGCCGTTGCGGTCGATCAGCTCGCCGGCGCGGCCGGGGTCGGCGTAGATGCGCCAGGCGGCGACCAAAGCCGGCGCCGGCATGGGGACTTGCACGGTCAGCACGGGCTTCGCGTTGACAATGGCCTGCGCGAGATAATCGACCGCCGCGTCGCGCATCGCCGTCAGCGCGTCGGCGAAAGCGATGTCGGGGCCGAGGCCGCAGAGGTCGAGTTCGCGCTCGAAGCGCGCGACGCAATCCTGTTTCGCGGTGATGGCGTCGGCGCGCGTCGCATAGTCGCGCGTGACGAGCGCCTCGACATAGGGCGAGAGATAGACCGCGCGCGACAGCCGCGCGAGGATCGCGGCGTTCGCGTTGTCGATCACGCGGTTCGCCGTCCAGCCCGACAGCGGCGCCTCCGGATCGGCGGCGGAATCGGCGGCGAGCGCGAAGGCCGCCGCCGCGTCGCCGGGGTCCATCGCCTGCCCCAGCCCGCGCGCCAGCGCCAGACAGCCCTGGGGCAGCGAGGGATCGACGCCGGTGACGTCGGAGACCAGCAGCGGGATCGCGGCCCAGAGCGCCTTCATCGCCGCGTAGAGGCCGCTGACGGGCGCCGTGACGGCCGGCGTGGTCGCCGAGGCCGCCGGGGCGACGGCGACCGGCATGACGAAGGCGGCGGCCTTGGCGGCGTCGATGGCGTGCGCGGAATAGACGCCCTCCAGGGTCTCGACGATGGCCTGAGCCTCCGCGACGAAATCGGCGGCGATGTAGGACGGCAGCGGCATCAGATTTGAATGCCCTGCATCAGGCCGCCGAGCGCGCCGGCGAGCTGGTCGCCGGCGTCGAAGGCGAGCTGCGCGAGATAATCGGCGGGAAACGCCGGCGCGGTCGCGCCCGCGCCGTTGCGCGGATCGAGCACGAAGGCCGCCTGGAAACCGAAATAGCCCATCTTGTCGCGCATCCGGTCGCGTTTGATGTGATGGCAGCGCGCGGTCAGCGGCCCCTGCGCGGGCATGACCAGCACGCCCGGCCCGGCCTGGTTGCAAGCCGCTTCGAGGGTCGTCATCTGCGCGTCGGAGACGTCGCCGACGAAATAGCCGGCAATTTCCACCGGCTGCTGGCGCGCGCCGAGGTCCTCGATGATCGGCGCGTCGGCGGCGGGGATTTCGACGACGTCGAGCCGCCGTCCGGTTTCTTGGCTGTCCCGCTCAATCCAGAACGGCACGCCGCGAAATGACGCCGGATTTAAGGTTACTGTCCAGTCGCGCATCAACGATCCCAGATGCCGCCGCGTCCGACCGGCGCCGCGTCGCTGTCCATCCGCCCGGTATGCCCGCCCATCACGGGGTTGAGCGGGATTTGCGTGCCGGCGCTTCTGGCCAGATCGACGATGCGAAGCAGTTCGGAAGAGGCCGTGACGGTGATGGTGTTCTTGATCTCCGCCTCGCCACGCACGTCGACCGACTGCGGCGCGGAGCCGAACGCGCGGATCTGCGCCTCGGTGGTCGCGCGGTCGATGTAATCCTGCAAATGCGGCGTCGAGCGCGCGACCTGGCCGCGGCCGTAAAGCCCGTCCATCGACAGCCGCGCCGCATAGGCGTCCTCGCCGCGTCGCGCGACCGATTGTCGCCATTCCTCGCGGGCGCGCGACGCCTGCTCGCGCAACTGTTTCAACTCGCCCACGGCGGCGGCGCGCTGCGCGCCCTTTGAGGAAGCGATGATGCCCTGCACCTTCTCGGCCTTGACGACGATGTCATGCGCCTTGCGGCCGAAATCGATGTCTTCCTGCGCCTGCGAGCTGAGCCGGTTCGCCTCGTCGAAATCTTCCGTATCGACGCCGAAAAACAGGCGGTTGAGCTTGCGCCGGAAGCGGGCGTCGCCAGGCGAGGGCGCGCCGGCGTCCTGCGCCTTCTTTTCCACTTCAAGGTCCGAAGTGAAGCGGGAAATAGCTTGCGCCACGCTCGTCATACCGCTGGCGAGATTGACGCTCTGCATCATCGCCGCGGTCAGGCTTTCGATCGACGCATTCAGCGCTTGCCAAGCAATCGTGGGGTCCTCCCGCAACGCCTTGTCGGCGGCCTCCAGACCAGGCGCCTTGCGGATGAGGTCGGCGTCCTTTTCGATGCGCGCCTGCTGCGTCGCCAGCAGGCTGACCATCTGCCCGGCCAACTGATTTTGAAACAGCGTCGAGACCTCCTTCATCACGTCGGCCTTGTCCTTGACGCCCAGTTTGTCCAGCGCGGGGATCAGATAATCGCGCACCCAGGAGTTAGGATCGGCCTGCGCCGTCTGCCAGCCGATCAATCCCTTGCCCGGTTTGAGCCCCTTGGCTTCGCCGGTTTTGAGATAGTCGAGGTCTTCGGGCGCGATGAGGCCGAGGCGCTGGAATTCCTTGAGCGAGGAATGTTTCATCACGCCGCCGACGACTGCGGCGTTGAACGCGCTGACCGCGCGGCCATAAGAGGAGCCGCCGAGTTGCTGCGCGAGCGTCGGCGCGGTCGAGAGGATGAACTGTTCGCTCAACCCCGACGTCGCCTGCCGGCCGTATTTGAACATCTCGTAATATTGATAGGGCTTCAGCGTGTCGCCGAACACATTGATGCCCTTGGCGATGCCTTCCATATATTCGCGGAACTGTTTCGGGTTCTGTGTGACGCTCTTGATTTCGAGGCCCTTGATGAGCTGATCGAAATCTTCCGAAACATCCTGGCCCGGCCGCGCGAGCTGCGCGAGCGTGCGCAGCTTCATCATAGGTCCGGCGATTTCCGCCGCTTCCTGATAGGTGCCGACGATCGAGCGCGCGTTGCGCAGCATGTGCATCGTCTCGGTCATGCCGATGTTGGGCGTCTCTGTCGCGAGCTTGGCCGCCTCTTCGGTTGCGTCGGCGATCTCGCCGCGGCTCATGCCGGAAACCGCCATGCGCACCAGCTCGTGCTGGCGCGCCGCCACCGCCTTGACGGCGTGATGCATGGCGACGGCCGCGCCGATGGTCAGCGCATAGGCGGCCCCCTGCTTGGCCGCGCCGGCGATGGCGCCCATCGTCGCGCCGCTCGCCAGGATCGCGCGCTCGCTCGCCGCCGTGCGCCCGGCCGCCGCGCCCGCCGCGCCGACCATGCCGGACTGCGCCTTGACCGCGCGCGACAGGGCCGCGACGCGCGCTTCCGCGCTGGCGAAGGCCGCCGCCGTCTGATCGACGGCGGAGATGACGAGCCTGCTTTCGAGAATGCCCACTCAGCGCGCTTTCTTCTGCCGATCGCTCCAGCCGGACAGGCGGGCGATGTGGCGTTCGATGTCGGACATGGACAGTTCGTCGGCGGCGACGAGGTCGATCAGCTTCCAGCCGAAGACGAGGACGTCGAGCGCGCGGAGATAATCTTCATTTTGGCCGCGACGAAAAAACCGAATAGCGCGTCGCGCACGGCGATCCCGTCGGCGAGCGAAAGCTGCGCGAACAGCGTTTTGCCGCCACCGTCGGCCGGCGCGCGCCCGTCCGTCGAAAGCAGCTCGTCGAGATATTTGGCGACGGCGTCGTCGTTGTCGACATCGTAGGACGATCCGGTCTTACCGTTGAACACCGACATCTGCGGTTCGCCGAACTTGGCGAGATGCTTGGCCCGCGGCTCCAGCAGGAACACGCGTTCGATCTTGCGGTTGAAATGCTCGATCGGCTCGGCGAGGACGTGTTCGAAAGCTGGCATGTCAGGCCGTCAGTTGCTTGTAGCCGCCGGTGCGGCATTGGATCGTCACGCCGCTGACGAGGCCCTTCAGACGGTCGATCTTCGCCCGACCGACAAAGCTGGCCGCCGTGAACTGATGCGTGATGCCGTTCGCGTCTTCGAGGATCGCG